TTTTGCCACCTGTTAAATTGATTTCTTCTTGTCCTTGTGCGTTATAAATGACTAATTTATTGTTTCCGTCTACCCATGATATTTGAGCGCCTAAAGTTGTCCCGTCTGTGTCAAAAAATTGTAGCTGTCCGCTATTCCCGCCAGACGTTAACTTCATTAAATTATTAACTGCAGTTACAAACGTCACCCAATCGGGAACGCCAGACGGTTCGTCTACCATTGTAAGGCTTTCACCATCTGTGGCCACGGTTAAGAATTTACCCGCGTTGCTTGTTCCTCCCAGGTCATCCTTATAATTTATTACGCTTTCTCTTTCATCTGTTAGCTGTGCGCGCTCAGTTGTTGGCGTGATCAGTTCTTGCGTGTTGTCTGGTAGATTGGTGTTTATTGCAGACGTGCTTAATTCGGTTCTCGTTTTCTTTGCCATGTCTTAATTATATGCAGCCGTAAACGCCACATTTAAATGGGCTTGGCTTGGTGTTAATTCGTAGTTTATTGCCTCAAATACGTTGAAATTATTAGGCATTTGTAATTGCAAGCTGTAGCCATTGTTAGCGTTGTCCGTGCTGTATATATCACTTAGGTTATTAGTGGCCACCACTTGCACAAATTTAGACCCGTCACGCGTTAATAATACACGTACTGACGTGCTGCGCTTTATCTCATTAATAGCTAATAAATCATTATTGCTTAGTTGATCGGTTTGGCAAATTATTTGCTGCACCCAATCGTTAGCTACTCTTATATTAGTGACTTTAGCGCTTGCATAGTCCTCATTTATAGCACGTGAGGAGGCTATGCCTGTACTGCTAGATACTTGGACTTCCTGTTTGATGTCAAATATATATTGTTCGTATGCGCCTAAGCTGTTGAGATACTCAATAAATATAGGATTAGAGCAATCCTTAGTTACTTTGTAATATACCGTATCTAAACTTTTACCGCTTGGCGTTGTAAACGCTGCACTAATCCAATGGCAATTTAAGGGAATAGCTGTAGTATAGTTTTGAAGGTCTAGGTTTTGAACGCCTGTAGTGGTAGGTATTGCCGCGCTTGATAGCTGACTAATTACGCCTTTGTTAATGTTTAGGTATGTGATTGTTAATATAGCGCCCTCAGATGTAGGGTATAAAATACCTATAGTCCTTTTAAAATTAGAATAGATTCGTGGCTCGCTCCATTTAGTCAATGCCGTGTTTAGTCCTGTAGTGCTTAGTATATGATTGTAAAGGTTAGCACCTCCAGAACTATATATTTGTTTCTGGGCATATATAGCAAAATAGGTAGCTGAGTCAGAACTCGGCAACGTTGTGCCTGTCCAACTTTGATAGTATCTTAATCTAAAATCCACAGATACAAGACCATTCTTTTCTAAGTATTCTGTGAGTATCTGACCAACGTCTAAAAATAAAGTACCGTCATCCTTTGGGCTATATTTAAAGGTCGTTGGTATTAAATTAGCTGTATTAGCTGCGTTCCTAATTGAAATATTAATTTTAAAATTAGGCTGTGCCTGTTCTGTAGTCGTTAGGATAAAAGGTATTTGAGAGCGTGACGCGTTGGCGTTACTTGTTACCCCGTCAATGGTTCGAATCGGTTCGCTTGTGATTGTTAGTGCCATTATCTTCGCTTTACTTTTAAACCATTAGTGAAATCTATGCGCATTTTCTGCCCCATATCCTTCAATAATTTAGTCTTACTTTCCTTTATTGCTTGGCTTACGCTTATGCCTTTTCTGCCTCGCTTAATAGACGTGCCATTTTTTACAATACTATTGCCAATGGCGAAGGCTAATTGTTTAATAGTTTGCTTTGGGTTTGGTTGTACGTTAGGTTTAGCGCTAATCCATTCCATTAAAGCATTAATAAACTTAGCCCCTATGTGCTTAGGCTGTGAGCCAACGCTTGTCTGTAAGTATTTAAGGTATTTCGGGCCCCTGAGTTCAGCCTCTAGCTTCTGATTTGCGACTACTCTAAGCGTGTTAGCTGCGTAGCCTGTAGCGTTTAGCCCTTTGCTTTTAATCTGCGCTATTAAATTGTCCTTAACATCTGTTAAAAACTCGCGATATTCGTTATTGAAATTAAGCGCATTCAAAAGTATCGCGGAATATAGGTATAGAAAAGCTGAGCTTCCACCCAGATAGCACCTCGCTAGTAATGTTTATGGATTCAATCGCCTCTAGTTCGTAGTCATCTATATAAGTGCTTAGAGCGATTATACCAGAGGCGTTAAGTTTGTCCATCATGCCGTCGGCTTTTGGCTTTAAAGCGTCTAAAATTACATCTATTTGTGTAGCTGTGTCGTCCGTTCCTGTAGATAATTTTAAGTAGTAAACTTCGACGCCGTACTCCATTAGTACGTTGTTAGTCTGGCCGTACGTTATGTTAGTAACCGTTGGCAAATTAGCATATACGCCGACGCCATTAGATAGGTCATAACTGCCCACCAATTCATTTAAGTCGTTTGGGTTCGCTGCTCTAAGGTAAGTCAACCCCTGTCCTTCTATTATGCTTTTCAGAGTGGTTGCGATGATGTTCATATTTAGCAAGTATTATAAAGAATATTGCTGTAAAGATAGCAAAAAAAAAGCCGAATATGAATGCGACTATTAAGACAATTATTGAAATACTCATGTTTTTCTTTGGATTTCTTGAGTTTTAGAGTTAACGTACCCCAATTCCCTGTTTAAAATAATTAAATTATTGACGGTTATTAGTTCCATATCCCAGATATTATCGTGTGTATATTGTGGATAAGTTTTGCAAAGCTGATCGATGAACATAAAATCGCCCCATTTTTCTAATCGTTTAGAACCCGCCATATCAAAAAAGCTGTTCATTTTTGTCTGTTCGGCTGTCATTGGGATTGCTTCCAATCGCTTAGATAAGTCCTCCTCAACGCGTTTAGTTTCCTCAAAAAAAAAACTACCCAAGGCCATGCCATAATAATAGGCAAACTATCCACAGCCTTTTTTATTGGCTCTAGCTTAGCGCTGTCAAATTTACCATCTATTGATGGCTGCGCATATATAGCGATGACATCGGACACGATCTCCCGCATATCCTCCGCGCCTTGTATTGCATTTTTAACCATAGCTTTTTGGCCATACCTTGCAAAATTAATATCCTTTGGGAATTTGATTTGATGACCTAAAATAGTTAGCGGCTTTCTGGCTAAGTGGTTTAAATCCTCTGGCATATCCTTTATGCTCTGGTACACGTGTTCAATCGCGGGGCTGAGGTCTGCCTCAGTGTTCTCTAAATATCCTAGATCAATACCAGATAGCACGCTCAATAATTCAAGGTCTGACACGTTAGGCCTCAGCGCTGCCCATTGTTTGACCGTCAACTCTTCCCAACTATCGGGTATCTGTCCGCCGATAATATCATCATTATAATGTATTTTAAATCGTTTCATCGTATTGTCACAGCCCCCCTTAGTGCAGTGCTTAGCGCGTATCTGACCGCGTCAACGCTGTGATTGTTTAAGTCTAGGGGAATATCTGTAGGATCGTTTTGATCATCTAGTTTATACTTATACTCTCTAAATTCCTTTATGGTTTCTAGTGCCTCCTCATGTATAAATATTTGATGAGTCCTAATAAATCCAAGCCCCTGTCTAATTGAATCTTTGCCCTTTTTAGCGGGCTTTATTCTTATTCCTCTGTTGCGCAGTTCTTTGATAGTTCTGGGTTCATTGTCAGCGTAGACCTTATGTACTCCGATTGCGTGCAACTCCTCAGCTATATCTTTTAAAAGCATTTTAGTTTTAAAAAATATCTGTTCAATGTAAATTCTATCATCTACCTTCGTGACCTTGCAGCAGACACTTGGATCGTTCCAACCAAAATCAAGGCCAAAAAATACCTTACCTTCTGGCACATCTTGGCAAATGTTTATTTTCTCAAAGACTAGGTTTCTAGATTGTACCCATTGCCCTTGAGAATATACATTATATAAATCTATATCTGTTTTGGCTAAGCCTTCAATCTCCTTGACCATCTCTGTAGGGATATACGGATTATCTTTGTAAGTGCTTACATCAAGTTTGACGTCTTGATCTGGCCAATGTTGGCGATCATCTTCTATGTATGTTTTACACCAATTCTCAATACCCGCGGGATTATAGTCTAAGATAGCAAAACGCTCACATCTCATTATTAATTGATTGAACGCCTCAAAAGGTATTGTATTTGCCTCATTTAAATAAAAGAATGTGTTTTGTCTACCTCTTAGCTTAGCACTATTTAGGTCGTCTGTACTAAAAAACTGAACTATCCTGTTTTCAAACTCTAACTCCAATAACGTTTTTCGATGATCCACGTAATAATAAATATCCATATTTTGAAGTAACGAAATAAACTCTTTATAAGCTGACGCCCTAAGTGCCGGTAAGGTCTCGCGAATTACTGAGAACGTGCCTTTGGGTACATAGTCATCACCAAAATAACCAGAGGCTAACCAGATGGCAATACCTTGTAAAATGCTGTGAGTCTTGCTAGACCTTGCGCCGCCTCTGAATGCGTTAATCCTCTTTTGGCTTGTCCACAGGCTTTGAAATACTCGCGTGTGCCTCAGTCTTATAGTCCTCATATTGTATTATAATTTTTGCATCGTTTTCTGGTACTAAGAAAGGTATTCTTTGGATTTTAGCTTTCTTAAATTCGAGCAAGTTAGCCCAAAATAAAAGCCTATCCTTTGGCGTTAAGTCGTGGATATCATCCTCAACTTTTGCCTCCAACAGCTTCAGCGCTTCGTCTACGTTCATAATATCTAAGTCTTTTTAAAAATGAAATATAATTTTCTTTTCTTATCCTCTTTTCTAGGTATTCCTTCCGCGCTAATTCGTAGGTTTCAAAAGGATCAATCGCGGGTTTGTAATAGTAATCTCTCAAAATCTTCTTGTTTTAGTGATACAATAGTCCCCATGTTATTTCGCTTATGGTAAACGACAGGGACTTTTTTTGTAGGCATCCTTTTTAATATATCGTGCAAGCTAGGTTTTAACTTTTCAACGGCTTTGCATTGTATATAAAAGTCTGTATTATCTATTATATCGACGCCTAAATCATCCATTCGCTTGCTCTCTGATCTACTAGTTACAGCGTCATAGCCTAATTCTTTTAGCCTATTAACTATTTGCAACTCGTATGCGTGGCCTTTTGCTCTGCTATTGATCATCGAAAGCTATAGCTAATTGGTTGACGTCCTCTTTTTTTATTATACCCATAGCTGTCTCCAAGATATCTAAACCACTCTCAAAGTCCACTAGATTTCTAGCTATTTTAGTTTTATTCTGATCGCCTTTATAGTCGTTTAAATCAATCATATGAAATTCACAAAGGGTTTGAAATTCAGACAATAATTTACCGCCTCTCCCTATTTTAATGTCTCGGCAATTAATAATCAAAGGCAGTTTAAAGTTTGTCCAATACAAGTGCCGCCCTCTTTTTTGTGCTTTAATTAATGGATCATAATATGGAATGACGTTTTCAACCACATACTTGCCTTCGTAATGATGCTGTAAAAATAATATTTCTTGGTATAATTCCATACCCGGGTATATTGGTTTAGTTTGACCATGCCCCCAAAACCTAGAGCGACTATGGCTAGGGCATGGTGGGCTTGACCAAATAAAATCAAACTCTTTATAATGATCTAAAAGGTATTGGTGAGCATCTCCTACTATTACATTGTCATTTGGGAATCTCTCAGAATATAACCTAGCTAATTCCGGGTCCAATTCTACAGCTGTGATCTCATGCTCATCACCCCACTTATATCTATTGCCTCCTAGGCAAGCATATAAATTTAATATCTTCATTTCTGTGTCGTTACCTTGGCTAATGCTTCACGCAAAGTAAGGGTTGAACGCGTTCCCGCGTCCCCCTTTCTATCCAAGTGAGTATTTTCTCGCTCCCTTGCTATCTTATCCAATTTATCCATTATGCTTTCGCGTATCTGGGTCGGCGTTATCCTTCCAAAGACTTTGACTTTGCCTGTTTTAAAGTCGTTTATTACATCTATAAAAACAGATAGCGGCTCATATTGGAACTCTCTATAAAAGGCGTCCATCGTTGCCGTGAGCGCTTTGATATCGACGTCGCTATACATATTAGCGACGCCGTACATAGCCCCAGATAAAGCCATCTGAACTTGCTTTTTTTCTTCACATTCACGAAGAATAGTGATTAAAGACGTATTCAAAGGCAGCCCTATGCCTTGACTTTCTTGTTTGGATAATTTCGTCATAATAAGACTCGTTAAATAAATAAGTAAATGGATTTTTTCTATATCGTTTATCTGGTGTCGACTCTACATAATTAACAACGTGATAAATGCACTCTTGGCGCGTCATTGGGTCAAGTCTTTGCCATGCTTTTAAGCATTTTTTACGATCAATTTTCTTGTCGTATAAGTCCCAAAATTCCTCGAATGTCGGGCCTATGTCTGGCTCTCCGTTTTGCGTACTCATCCTTCAAATGGGTCTTCGCCTGTAATTAATTTATCTAGTTTGATATTCATTAATTCAAACTCATACTTGGCGGCCTCTGGTATTTCCTTTTTTGGCTTTGGGCTAACCGTGTACTTTGTCTCTAGTGCGTCTCCTGTGCGCGTTATTTTAAGATCATACTCGCGTGGGTCGCCCCAATCAGAATCGTTAATTAAATTCATAATAGCCTCCTGTATTGTCCTTTGGTTTATCTGCCATATCTGGATAGCGCCGGCCTCGTAATTCCACACAGCGCACGCCCAGAAATGCTTTGCCTTCTGTGTGGCGTGTTCATCTTGTATGTCTCTCATATCGGTAACTCTCACGGGTTTCTCTGTGCCGTGCATTGATTCCCACCATTCATATCCTGTTATTGGATCGCCTAGGAATCTTAAAATAGTGTCGCCTTTAAGGCATTTGGTATAGCCTCCGCCGCTTGGCTTTGGCGCTTGATAATCTGTAGGTAAAAAAGTCATTTTTGTTTGTTTAGAATGTTAATAATTAATTGTTGTAAAGTTATTGATTCACTTGCGGCGCGTACTTTTAAAGCCGTGTGAATATTGTCGGGTATTTTAATATTAATCCTCATGGAATTTTGGTTTTAAGTCTTCGTGTAACGCCTTGAAATATGCGGCGTTGTCTTGTACCATCTTAAGAACTTCATTTTTTACGACTTCTAAATGTACATTATCGCCGCTATTCTTACCCATTTCATAAGCATAAGATATAAAACTCTTAAGTGATCGTTCGGAAATTGTATAAGTTTTCATAAGTATGTTTGTTAGATTCATTACAAACCTAACAAACGTTACTTAACTAACCAAACAAACTAATAAATATTTTATACTTTGAAGAATGGCGCGGCGATTTTCTGGCCATTTGTGGTCTTGGTTTGCCACTCTGGATAAGTGGTAGACTTATCATTTAAAAACAAACCGACAGCCGCTTGGTAGTTTAGGGCTACTGAGTCAGATTGATTCTTTTTAGTTCTTACGGTTGATGTTCCTGAGGTCTCCGTCTCTGTTTGATTAAGACTGCCTACTCCGTATCGACCCACATTGGTATTCTGTTGTAATATAAATTGACCATAACAGAAATATATAGCCGCTTGCATTAGGCCGTTTTGTCTCACGGTCACGCCACTTCTATTAGTATAGTCAGAACCGAACCAAAGGTCTGTAAAGCGTTGTGATGCAAATTGATTACTTGATACCGTGTAGTCATTTAATAATAATAAATAAAGCTGATCCCCCAAGAAGGTTCTAACTGAGAGGCTTTGGGTTTCTCTTATATATGGCTCAATTTTCGCGTCTGTGATGTTAGCGCTAATTTCTCTGGCCTTTGCAATGTCGGCCTTTGTAAATAGTAATTTATCCTGTAATAGTGCCATTGTCTGCCATTTGAGAAGATTCGAATTGATTAGGTATTATTTTACCAAGGTCTAAACCTAGCTTTTCCATTTGTCGCTCAATGTGGTTTCGCGTGTCCTTGGTTCGTAGATTCATGTAGGTGTATTCATCAGCTAATTGGGTAGCTGTAAAAACTGCGCCATCTGGGAGCATTCCCATCAAGCCAGACGGCAAAGCAAAGTTTTGTAGTATTCTATTTTTTACGTTTAGCGTGGTATTAATAAAAAGTGAATCGTTATTGTTAGCGGGTACTTGCTCAATTAAATTTTGAGTGTTTTCGCTGTCTTCATCTACGCCAACAACTAAAACGCTGTTCGCATGGCTAGCACCTTTAAAATCATTTAAACGCCTTCTTATTTCCTCCTCTTGTTCTTCAGAATCGCCCGCACTTGGATACTTAAAAATTGACATAGATAAAAAGCCGTTCGTAATGTTTCCAAGTTCAAACTTTTGCAATTCGTTATCGCTTTGCGCTGTTTCTATAATTGGATCAATGGAGCTGAGCGCGTATTCATTCTTCTTAGGTGTGGAATATAAAACCATTCCCCTATTAGATGTGAGCGCCTCACGGCCATTATCTGCGTCGTTAAATAAAAGATATCTAACAGCATTTAGCTTGTCACTTGGTAAAGCCTGTTCATTGCTAGACTCCCAATTGTTAGAAACGCGGACGTCTCTTATCCTACCTTTCTGATCTGGTAAGCCAAGGCGCACAAATTCAAAAGGTATATGTTCAACGGTTTTAACTGATCCAAGGCCGTTGCTATTTAAGTGCAAGGCATAGCCGTTATATAATGCTTGATCGTTAGAGATAGACCAAAGAATATCGTTAGCCGTCTCACCGCGATCATTGACTATTTTATCATTCTCAAAGCCGTCGCCTCTAATAAAAGACGCCATTAAATTAACGGCGCTTTTTGTTATTGGGCTTAAATTAAAAATAGATTCGATCATCTGGGGATATAAATTATCGACGCCATACATTATGATCTGGTCTGGTGTCGATCTGGGGGTCGCTATTCTTTGAAATGTAGGCTTAGCGCCAAATGATCCTAAAAAATCCATCTATTTTTTTACTTTTTTCTTTTTGTAAGTCTTTTTAGCCGTTGGCTTTGCCTGTGGTTCTTCCTTCACCCCGCGGCGCTTGTCCGCGAGGTTTTGAAGAAAAACAGACTTATACTTACTCTGTCTTAGGTTTCCCATAATTATGATTTTAAGGCAACTAATGCCGCTAACGTAGTGGCGTAGTCAGTACTAAAAAATACGCTAGGCAATTGGCTTTCAATTCCCCCCGCGTCAGGCGTTGCAAGCTGTATTCTATACGCTCCGCCTGTCTCATTGTCGGCGGGAATACGAATATTTGTAACAACTTCAAGACCCGCGTTAATGCCATGTATCTCAAACGCACCGTTTCCAAGGCTTGAGTCGTTGGGCCCGAAAGTTATCGCAACTTGTGGCTGAAATACCATAGCCTCCAAATTTCTACGCTGTGAGGCTGTCACATTAAAGACGCTAAAATCTACCGTATGTTTGTAAGCTGTACTAAACGGCTTTGGAACGAATTCTGACTGACAGCTAATCGATTGCTTAAGGCCTTCAAACTCGAAAAAGGTTTTTCCTGTTTCCATTGTGATGCCTGTCACCATATTGGTATCAGTTCCGTCGAACGTGAAAGATGCTACATCTTCCAAGTTGGCGAGGAATAACCGTTGCTCAATGCCGACCGCTAAAGGGTCAGCACATGAGACGGTAGCTCCTTCAAAGATTCCCGCGCAACTCATTACTGCTTACCGTAAACGATTTCAGAACCTCTAGTATACTGAACGCCGAATTTTACCAATGCTTTGATAAAGAAATCTTCGCTATTAGCTGCGATTCTATCCACTACAATGCCACGGTCTTGATCCATCCAAGTAGCAGCTTGTAGTTGACCGTCTCGGCCGTTGTTAAATACTCCAAGCAAAGCCTTGTTTTCTGGAATGCCACAAGATACAACAGGGATACCCGCAAGCTGTGGAATGCCGCTATCCATTATGTTTATGCCTTTCGTGATGGTGGCATCTCTATAGGCTTCAAATAGCTTCTGCTTGTCTTTGTGAGATACAACAAATTTGATGTTAAGATTCTCTAAAACTCTACTAGGGCAAGCTGCGATCATAGCTTCCATCTTTGTAATAATGTTAGCAGCAGTCAAAGCCGCGCCAAAGGTTACATTATTTAAATCTGTGTCGCTGTCAGCATCTAACAATTTAATTAGACCGTCAAATCGAGATAACCACGCGCTTCCGCTTGTTGTGTCTCCATTCCAGATCAAATTTTCCATGCCGTCAGCGATGTCGCCAGAGGCTAACTCGTTAATAGCTGTTTGAGTAACTGCTGCAAGGCGTGCATCTACTTGTCGGCCTGTGCTGTACTGCCATTCGTACTCGTTTTCAAAATCTCTGAGCGGGTTAAATTCCCTGTAATACATAATATCTCCTGTAGTAATTAACCTATTAGTTATGGCGTAATCTCCAACGCCTGTGGTAGGTGTTGAAACGGGAGCGTGCAAGCTGTTAGCGCTTGAGTCCATTTTGATAATCTCAACCTTATCCATGTAGGAAGGTCTTACATTCATTAAGCCTCTGTCTCTTGTGGTCGCACCTAATACGACAGGCAAATGATAATTAGGTATCGGAATAATTCCGTTCGCATTCTGGGTGATTGGTGTTATGTCGCTCATGATATTTTGCTACTTTTAATTTTTGCTTTCGCGTTATAAAATGCCTGTAGGCCATTCATTGGCTGCGTAGGCTGTGAAATTGATTTCTTTAATGGAGCGCTGCCCTCGCTAACAACTTTATCAAGTATTTGCGCGGTTACCTCTCCGACCTTTGCTTCGACTACCTCCTCAGTTCCCGCCATAAGTTCAGCTACGACAGCCTCAACGATTGCAGTAATTTCTGCGACTTGTGTCTCATCAAACGCAGCGACTACCTCATTTTCTGAGACGTCAGCTTGTACGCTTGGGTCAATAGCTTCTGTGACGCTAGCATCTGTAGTCGCCATATTTGCTCTAATTTTTTCTAATAATCCCATATCTATATTTTTAATGTAGGCCACCGCTTTGAGTGGCTCGTAAATTGATTTAGCGAAACCAAGCTCTACGGCCTCCTTAGCTGTAAAAACGCTTTCGGAATCCATCAAACTTTTTATTTCATCTATTTTTAAATCGGTCTTTTTCTCATATACAGACGCTACGATCTCGCTAAACTTTTCGAGGCTGCTAGCCACTTGTCTAAGTTCGTGATGATTCCCTTGGGTCTGGTTTATAAGTGCATTATGAATGGCAAAAGTTCCTGTCTCACTAATTTGCGGCCTCTCATCTCCACTCAATGCGATCACGGAACTTATAGACCCCGCTAATCCGTCGACATAGACTTTAACCTCACGCCTCTGGAGCATATTGTAGATAGAGAGACCCGCAAAGACGTCGCCTCCTTGAGAGTCGATGTGTAGCTCGATAGGGTCTTTTGATTTTGCAAGCTGATCGCGAACGTTGTTAGCTACTTCTTGCGTGATTTCACCATTTATATAAATGACCATACGCAATTTTAATGAAAAATATTTATATTTGAACAAAAAAAGATGATTTTAAAAACAATTATTTCAACCGTTGCCGATTTAACGCCTGTTATAGGCTCGCTACGCGACAATCTTACCTCTAAGGACGGGGGATACGGGAGGCTAGTAAAGCCGCGTTTTATTAAATCGTGTATTCGTTTAATTTTAGCTTTGGCCGCTTGTTGGATGCTAGCGAAAGGGACAATTAGCGTTGATGAATTCCAAGAACTTACTAAATAATAGAAGCGTGGAAGAATGGTTTAAGGATTGGCCGACATTATTGGCCGCTCTTGGGCTTGGCGGGTCTGGTAGTATTTTGGGACACAAACTCGTAGACAAAGAGCAAAATAAAAGGCTGTCAAAATTAGAGACCAAAGTCAACGAAATTGATGGCAGCATAAAACTAAACGACGGCGTTGACAAACAATTTAGAGCAAGCGTTGAAACGCGACTATCTAGCATTGAGACGTCTTTATCTACGCTAACGAATCACCTTTTAAACAAAAAAAAATGAGTCGCCTTGAGATGCATCTCACCTTATACCGCTTTTCGGAGTCGCCAGAATCTACTATCGGCCTCCTCTACGAAGGGAAATACTTTAATTGTTTTACTTTGGAGGATCAATACCAAAAAGTAAAGGTCGAAGGTGAGACGCGTATTCCAGAAGGACTATATAAGGTGAAAGAAAGACGCGTTTTAAGCGGACTTACTAAGAAATACCGCGCTAAATACGCGTGGTTTAAATGGCACTTTGAATTACAAGACGTGCCGGGCTTTAAATATGTTTACATTCATATAGGAAACGATGATGACCACACCGACGGGTGTATAATCGTAGGAAATTCGCTAAAAAGTAACAAAGTAGACGACGTAAACAACCTCGGAGCGAGTACACCCGCCTTCAAACGACTATATAAGCGCATGAAAGACGCCTTTACGGTCGAAATTAACATTATCAACATATCCAAAGACGCCGAAAGCGCGTGGCCCAGGCGAACAGCGCCGTCACGGTAACGAGTAGCACGCTTTAGTGTTTGGCGAGGTCAGGAGTGAGGACTAACCGCGTAAATTTTCCCCCAAAAAGTAGCAC